AGATCGACCACCGCCTCACCCGACACCGGCAACGCCGCGAGGTCGACGCCCTGCTCCGCGAGCTCTACGCCGAGACCCCGCCCGACCCCGACGAAGAGCCCGACGAATGAACAACGCGACACCAACGCCGAATCCCGCAATCGCCCCGATTGTCTCCGCGGTCTCCGCCATGGTCGCCTTTTTCCTCGGCACCGTCGCCGGCACCGGCCCGACACCCGGCACCGCCCCCGACCGGCTCGACCGGATCGAGGCCCACGCCGCCGAGACCACCGCCCGCGTCGTCGAGCTCGAGCGACGAGTTCTCGCCCTCGAGCGACCCGACCGCGCCGTCTTCGCACCCGGCCACCCCGGCCGCATCGGCACCGCCCCCGGCGTCGAGTTCTCGCCCAACTACCTCCCCGGATCCGCTCCCCCCTCGCCCCCGGCTCTGCGGGGGAGAGGGGCCGGGGGTGAGGGGCCGACCGCGCCGCCGCCCCGCACCACAACCGACCCCAACGCGATCCGCGACCGATGACCAACCTCTTCGCCCGCGCGAACGCCTGGCTCGGCTCCACGCTCAACGCCTCCGCCGGCGTCGCCGTGATGCT